GATGAGAATTCCTCAGATGCTTACCTGAGGATCCTCGATGGTCTACTCGTAAAAGCTAATGATCACGTCTATGACGCTGCCGCAGCATCCCCGGATATAATTCATTGGACAAACCTGATCAAGCAGGTCCCTGCAAAGTATCTCAGAGATCAGGCAGCTTACAGAATCTACACCTCTAGGAACGTGGATCTGGCTTGGAAGAACAAGATAGCTTCGAGAAACACTGTAGCCGGTGACAGATTCCTCCTCCAGAACACAAACGCTACTGCTCTCGGATTCGAGATCCAGCCTATCGCTATGATGCCTGAGAACCTCACTTACCTCGGAGCTGATGAAGCTGCTGGTGGTACCGGTGACAATGCAGACGTTGAAGATCTCGGCCAGGCTCTCTTGATCCATCCTAAGAACATAATCGTCGGTTTCACGAGAAAAGTTCAGATGGAACAGGATAAAGACATCTCTGCAAGGCAGCACATCATAGTTGTGACCATGAAGGTTGACACAGCTATTGAGGAAACAGATGCAGTCGGCAAGATGATCAACATCAAACCTGAATTTGTAGTAGTTTAATAGGTGGGGCTCAGGCCCCTCCTATTTAACTATGTCGAGGAGGTAATTCTATGAAATATTTTGCTACCCTGTCAGAGGGTAAGTCTTATACAATAGGGACTCAAAACTTCGTACGTGGAATCGAGAAACCTGTGACCGAGACTATGTATAGATATCTGGAGACTAAAGGCTCAGTATTCAAACTCAGAGAAGAAGCAGAGCTTGAAGTACCACAGACTACTGATCCTGAAGTAGATGAGGTCCCAGATAGCGAAGTTAACAATGCTACTGAGCCCGAAGTAGAAAAGGTCACTGAGCCTGAAGTAGGAGGGATTACTGAGCCAATCTCTTCGACTGAGGAAATAATAACCGACTCAGTCCCCATAGTTACTCCAGACTCTGAACCTGTAGTACAGAAAATAGCCCCACCTAGAGCGATTAAACCGCCCAAGTCCAAGAAAAAAGGTGGAGTAATCGAGGTCTCTGATCTGACTAATTACGAGGAGTGATCTTATGGTATCCCTTATAGCTATGTCAAGACTAGAAGAGATATTCCAAAGTCTTACCCCTGAAGAACTTAATACTATCGATCAGTCTCTGACTGGCATTATAGAGGAATACTGTAACACCACATTTGAACCGGTAGACTACGTCGGAGAGATCTTGGACAGTAGGGACCCCATGGTACCGGATCACCTACCTTTAATCTCTGTTGCATCATTGATTGATAATGACGTTGTATTTACAGAGAATATAGACTTTTGGGTATATCAATTGAGTATCAAGGTAAAGAGTCCATCAAAGGTGAATAAGGGTGTAGTTATATCATATAGAGCGGGATTCCAGACTATTCCACAACAAGTTAAATTGGTCGCTGAGGACTTGGCTAACTACTGGGCCTTTAAGAGATCTGAGGGCTCTCAGCTTTTCTATAAGTCTCAAGAGTTCGAGGAGCGTAGTTACGAGGTCCAAAAGGACTTTAACGAGTCTAGGATCTTAAGCAGACTTCGCAGATATGTACAACCAAGACCAAGAGGATCAGGCGGTATACGGTTGGGGGTTATGTGATGAACGAAGGACACATAGTGGCTGTCGATAACTTAATAGATCGTATGGGAAGACCCTGTAGGATATCTACAAGATATAGATTGGCCAGTGACTCTGCAATCGGTTCGACAGAACTCGAGCTTGAGAGATGCTTTGGTCTGAAGCCAGGTTATTCGTTTACAGTAGGGACCGAGCTAGCTAAAGTATCCTCTGTTAATATCCTTACTGGAACTATAACTACGGAGTCCCCTTTACTCGAGTCTCATATTAAAGGAGACAGCGTATCCTTTATAGAGAATACTAAATTAGTACCTACTATCCGAGGTAGATATCTGTCAAGAGATACAATGGAATTTTCCAGATTGGTAAGAATGCCGTTTAACACTCTGATAGATTATGGCTCTGAGGTAGCCTACCTTAATAGGTTCTTCTTGACAACTGGTTATACTACCAGTGACCTTTCATTGTATATTGAACTCTTGGAATGTAATGGTCTCGTAGATATAAGACGTGAAATACAAGGTAACTTCAATGGTTTCTCCTATGACCAAGATGAGACTGTAATAGCGAGCAAACTACCTGTATACGTCGAACATATATCTGTAGCTAACCAGCAGAAGGATGTAGGTAAGACTCCAAATACCCTTAAGGTCATAATATTGCCTAAGGTTTACAACGTTCAGACTGACGATATTATTGATCTAGAGTCTTATAGACTCAGGGTTATCACTGTAGACTCATCAAGAATACCTAATATGGATAGCGTATATCTTGGACATGATTCTACAATAAATAGGGGCGGGGGTGATAGGGTATGAGTATGCGCGACAACATAATCAAAGCATATAACTATCTTGCATCAGATCTAACCCTCCTCGAAGACATGAACCTTACTAAAGATGTCGATGGTGCTAGAGTACCCCTTGACCCAAAGACGATAGATCTATCTATCTTGAAGGTTAGACAGAATCCAAGAGTCTCGGATAAGTATCCAAAATTGGCTATATGGTCTTCTAACCCGCTAGGTGTATCAATTAACCGAGAACTGAGGGTACTTGTCGTAGATGTGTACGTACCTCTAGCTTTACAGGCTCAGACTGGAGTAGCATTCCAGATAAGTGAACGTATACAGAAACTTCTTAATAAGAAGCCTATAGGGACAGGTCTGATACCGTCACCTATAAGGTATGATCTATCTACCATTCCAGGCTGGTATAAGGCCTCAGTGCCTTTTATATACCATTATATTAACAAATTATCCTAAAGGAGGAGAAGAATATGTCTGAACTCGATCTCATGAGGTATTACATGGACGGTCCGGGCGAAGTACTGATAGCAGATTCAGACTTCAGCTTTGAAACACCGGATATGAGTAAGATCCTGGCTCTGATAACCTGTAAGACGGCTTCATTCAGAAGCTCCGTTACTGAAGAAAAAGTAACAGGCGGCCGCTCGATATTCCCTAGGAGGAAATACTTGACCGATAGGTCCATAGTGTTCGAGATGGAAGACTGCGAAATGGACTTCAGGTACGTGTCAATGTCACAGGGCGAAGCTGTAACAACCGGCGCATCTGTTAACTGGGCTTTCGGTGAAGATGAACAGTATCAGGTCTCTGCTACTGATCATTCGATTACCTTGAAAGAAACCCCGATAGCAGGCTCCCTCGTACTTCAGTTCGCTGATGGTACCCTCTGTACAGAGGACGAGGCTCCAGCGTCTACTGGTGAATACAGCATAGCAGCTAATAAAGTTACCTTCACTGCCGCTGATGATGGTAAGGTTGTAAAGGCAATCTACCAGTACAACACCAGCGCAGAGACAAAGTCGGTTGCTACCCTCAGCACTTCCATACCGAAGACGGTAAGTATCGTTCATAAGATGCCCGCTTACGATGAGAATAACATCGTTAAGGGGCATCAGTACATCGAGATTTACAAGGCTCAGATCTCCGGCGAGTTTGAAGAAGCTTATGCAGAGAAGGCAGCTTTCGCTCCTAAGCTCTCATTCGAAGTTCTCGACTCAAAGAGATTCGACAAGAAAATGGTGGATCACAGGTTTGTTCCTGTTCCTGCACCGGTTGCACCATAATAACAATACCTGTAGTGATAAGGAGAGGAGCTTAGTCTCCTCTCCCTATTTTGGTATATAAGAGAATTGAGGAGGTCATAAATATGTCAGAGGGTCAGAAAATATTAGGTATTACAATGCCCATCGTAGTAGCAGGCAGGAAGATTGATATATACCCAGTAAGACTCAAAGATTGGGGGGAGTTCGGTAAACATGTCCGAGTGATAGAGTTAGAAAGTTTACAGGAGATCTATTTCTACAGTGATGCTCCGACATCGCTCGACCATGTATTAAGAATCGTAACTAGGACACCACCAGAGGAAGAGACCCCTAGTATGTTCGGAGATATGACTCAGCTTGAGTATAAAAAGCTTAGAGAGATAGTCATGGAACAGAACGAACTGGATTTCTCGTACCTTGATAAGATACAGGAGAATAAATCAAAAAAGGCAGAACCCCTGGTCTAAGTATAGATGAGGCCGTAGCAGTCCTTAGTATCTATCTCCACAAGCTACCAGAGGAAATCGGAGAGATCACTATGCCACAGCTAAACGATCTTCTATATCAACTCGGCAGAGCTCAGAATTGGCGAGTCCAATTAGCAGCTCTAGGGCTAAGTGGAAAGTTAGAGAATCAGGATAATCATCCACTTACAGCCTCTAAGCGCGATAAGACCAGGGAGAATAATCTAAGTATTGATACTTTTGTTAATAAGCTTAATAGTTTTGCTAGAAAGTAGGTGAGTATATGGCCAAGGATGATCAGGATCTGACTATTGAGTCCCTGATAGATGAGATTCTAGGAAGTAGCTCTGAGGATCAGATGCGTGAACTAGGTGATCGTGCTGCGGAGATAGTGTACCGTCTAGAGAATGAACGTAAGCGTCTTGTGGATGAACAATCAGCCACACCTGATGTGCTAAAGAGTTCCGGGAGAAAAGCTGCTGAGGGAGCAAAATTAGCTGAGGTCGATTCTGCATTAAATAAAGCCTACGAAGACTTACGAAGGGTCACTGAGGCACAGATGAAAGCGATGCATAATCTGGCTAGACAGAGGGCTGATGAGACTAAAGCACTGAATGAATCCGAAAGAACTTCGGAGAGAGCCACAGAAGAGGCTAAAAAAACTAGGGCCACTGTTGTCATAAACAGTGAAATAGCGGCCTTGGATAAAGAACTCAATGCCAGACAGCAAAGGTTTAAAGAGATTAATAGGAAGATAATAGAGAATGAACATAAAACCCAGGACGACCCTACCAGAGAGTTAGTCACTGGTGCAGAACTTAAAGAGGTAAAGGACTACAAAGAAAAGCGGGATAAGCTTAATGAATTGGTCAGTAAAGAGACTAGGCAACTTGACGAGACCATCACCCAACAGGAAGCTAGGATCCGAACGGCTACTATGGAGGCCAGAACCCGTAGATATGAGGTTAGTAGAGCGACTGGTCGTCAGGACGTCGGTTCATTCCAGGACTATTATGAGCAATCAGAAATAGAATTGGTGAGAGAGTATAATAAAAATGTAGCTGAGTATAATGACCTGATAGACATTCAGCGTAGGCACATACATGAGACGGAGAAAGAACCCACTCATTGGAATAGAGCTATTAAAGGTCTTGAGACAGTAGATGAAGACTTCGTCCCTATGCCCTTCGAATATAAGGATACTGCTAGAGAGGTAGCTGAGCAAATAGAGACAACTATGCAGACCTTGCGAAAGAATAATCTGAATGTAGCTAAGGTCTTTTCTACCGTTACTAGGCATATGTCCCCTGAAGGTCAAGCCGGTTTAGAACTCGCAGCTGAATGGGTTCCAACGGCCCATTTCTTTGGACCGGCTAGTTCATCAGGTAAATATCATACCCCGTTAACAAGGGCAGATGATAAAGGGAATATAACTGGTAAATTCGGACAAATTGGTCATACAATGGGTATGATGGCTATGATAGAACTAGGCGGTATGGGACAGGGCCCATTGGCTGGTCCGGTAGCAGCCACTATAGCCAAGTATACTAAGGATCTTGACCCAGCTAAAGCTGCATTAATGAGACGTAAGGTTATAGATGCCTTAGTCACAGCAGCAGCACTTCATGACGCTACTAAGCTCATGCCAGATCCAACCGATCCAACTAAGTACATATCTGATAATAACCATGCTAAATCCGCATTGTCCATATTACCGAAAGAGGTTAAAGCTCAGTTACAGGAGATCTACGGGGAACAAATGTACAGGGACCTGATAGAGGATCCAATCGAGAACCATATGTATATACCTGGTAAACCTGGTACTGCAAGTAGCGGTAACGTGCTTAATCCAGATACCTACGACAGAACATTCGATATTGTTAATCACCCAGAGAGAGTGGTACTAAAAAATGCAGATGGTTTAACGGCAAACCCAGAGTTCGATAGGATCCTTCGTAATTTAGATTTTACTGGGCTAGCGCAGGCTCTACAGAATGTACCAGAGGAACTTGGTAAGTTTACCTTTGGTCAGCTGATCGATTATATTAATGAACATGAGGCAGGGGTAAAAAAAGTATCTCAAGAGTCGCTTCTTAATGATGTAGCCGAGGGTAAACGTATTAGTCATTCAGGACGTCAAGCTCCCGAGGCCCTGAAGTCCATATTCGAGAATTACCAAGACGCTCTTATGACTGGTGATATGACAGGTCCATTTGCTGGGTTCGCTAGAGCATTAGGTATGACGATACCAAACCCCAAAGCTAAGATAAAAGATCCTGTCACCGAGCTTATTAAGTTCGGTGGTAATGTTGGTAGGATGCTCGTAGATCAGCCTATGGACTTTCCAACCAATGGTGGTCAGATTGTATCGCTATCAGGTCTAGGTCCAGACTTTGTTAACTCGTTCCTTGAGGATCTTAGATCCTACGGTATTACAGCTGGTAGATTATATCAGAAGGACCCCAGTACTGGTGAAACTTTTGGTAATGAGGACTTTTTGAGACTGATCCCGGCTAATTTAGCCCAACTTGAGTTCATGAATCCACAGATCTTGGATAATATGTTGGACTGGGTTAGGATAAATAAATCTAAGAAGGACCCAGAGTTATATAATACGATTAAGACCTTCAGAGAGAGACTGTCTTCAGCAGTTAGAGGCGTCACT